GAGGATGGTATCCTCTCAAGGATGATCGGCATTGAGGACCAGGACCCTAACAGGTCAATGGCTCAAGTCGGTGCCCACAGTGGGGCACTGGCCACACTCGATTTGAGTGAAGCGTCCGATCGCGTTTCGATGCAGCATGTAGATAACCTGTTAAGCCGCCACTCCGCATTGCACGGGGCGGTAAAGGCCTGCAGGTCGTCGAAGGCTGCAGTACGAGGACATGGAGTAATCCGTTTGTCCAAGTACGCGTCTATGGGTTCGGCTCTCTGCTTCCCGATAGAAGCCATGGTCTTCTTGACCGTGATCTTCGTTGGGATTCAGAAGGAGCTTAGCACTCCGCTTTCCCGCGAGGTCCTCGAAAAGGACTTCGTTGGGCGGGTGCGTGTCTTCGGGGACGATATCATTGTCCCCGTCGATTATGTGCTGTCCGTTGTTCACGAACTCGAGAACTTCGGTTTTCGTGTAAACGTGCACAAGTCTTTCTGGACCGGAAGGTTCAGGGAGTCTTGTGGACGGGAGTTTTACGATGGTGAGGACGTTAGCATTGTCCGTATCCGTCGGGTACTCCCGCGACAGCGGCAGGACGCGACTGGCGTAATATCAGCCGTGTCTCTGCGCAACCAAGCCTACTGGGCTGGGTTGTGGCAGACCGCGCGTTGGCTGGATACCTACATCAAGAAACTCCTAAAGGAGTTTCCCAACGTGGGTCCAGATTCGCCGGTGCTTGGCAGGGAAAGTGCGCTTGGATACCAATTCGAGCGTTTAGACCCGAATACGCACGGCCCCCTAACCAAGGGCTATTTTGTGCGAGCCAAATCACCTATCGATAGCCTCGATGGTGAAGGCGCCTTGCTCAAGTGTCTCATAGGCAACCCTGACGAGCTAGCTCCTTCTACGGAGCTTGACTCGCTAAGAGCCCTATTCGACGTCGCAAGCGTTGATGATGAGCACTTGGAACGTTCTGGACGTCCCGAGCACGTCAGCATCAAGCTCGGGTGGAGGGCCCCCTACTAGAGGGGTCCTGGATCTACCTAGGTGGTGATCCGCGGGAGATGACAACGTCATCAACCTTCCACAGGACCAGGTGGTATACCTGGTGTTGTGGTGTCGCTCCTGCCCCGAAAGGGGATAGAGAGCAGGG